GTTCGGGTTTTTGCTGCTAGTAACTTCTTATTTACAATCATACAACGTAAGTTGTTCATTCCTTTAATTATTTTTCTTAAAACTTATCGATTTGAAGCTGAGTTGGCTATCGGTATCAATAGTTTTAGCTTAGAATGGCTTTCATTATATCAGCATCTTACTAAGTTTGGTGAAGATAGAATGGTAGCAGGCGATTTTAGTAAGTTTGATAAACATATGCCACCAGAGGTTATTTTATCTGCCTTTAGGGTTTTGATTGAAATTGCTAGTCGTAGTGGGAAATATAATGAAAGAGATTTGAAAATGATGGGTACATTAGCTTATGATGTAGCGTTTAATAGGATTTTAATTAATGGTGATGTTATGATTAATATAGGATCTAATCCATCTGGACATGCTCTTACTACGATTATTAATTGCATAGTTAATTCTATATATCATAGAATTGTATTTTCTCATATAAATCCTGGAAAGGATTTCAATAATTTTATAACTTTGATAACATTTGGAGATGATGTTGTTTTTGGAGCTAAAATTGGTGTACGAGCTGGACACACTGAATTCCAACATGTATTTGAATTATTAGGGATTAAATATACTATGGCTGATAAGGAGCAAAGATCAGTCGAGTTCTTACACATATCGGATATTGAATTTCTAAAACGGAGGTTCAGGAAAATATATATTAAAGGTGAAGAGTTTATAATTGACCCTATTGCTCCTTTAACTATATATTTAATGCTCGCATGGGCAAAAGAAACAAGCATGACAGATTTAGATAGATCATATCAAGTCTTGATGAATGCTGAACGTGAGGTTTTAAGACAACCTCCTGAAGTCGTACTTCAGATCAGAAAAGTCTTAGATGCTTGTTGGAATTTTCTTGTAATTAAAGGATATAAGCGCGAATTCATAGAAGACGCCGATTCTCTAATTTATGATCATTTTAATGGGAAGGATGAATCACTAATCCTATTGATTGGTGAAGACATCTGCGATGATTCTATAGGTACTATAGAAGTCGAAAGTTCTGTGGCCACGCGTAGCACTGCTAACGCCACAAGTTCTGATAGTTACGAAAAAGTGCGATCTAATGGGCCTATGCCTACATCAGAGATTAAACAAACAAACAAACAAACAAACAAACAAAATAGTGATGAACTATACAAATCATCAAAACAAACAAACATCTACGCCACTTCAGATATTACTAATACTGATAATAATGAAAAGCAAGCTACTGTAAACTTTATAGAATCAACAGATGTAATAAGTGCTAATTACTCGAGAGAGTTATCAATGGCAGATCGCATCACTGGACATGCAGGATCTGATTTGAATAGCTTTTTAGGTAGGCCAACACTTATTTCAACTATTACTTGGACTTATGGAGCTAACACAGCAACTATACTTAATCCATGGGAATTATATTTAAAGAATACTGTTATTGCTCGAAAGATAGCAAATTATCATCTTCTACGTGGGAATTTAAATGTTAGAGTTCTCATTAATGGAAATCCTTTTCATCAAGGTTGTTTACAGGTATCAACTAAACCGTTTGAAGCTGGTGGGCAAGCTTTAGATGGTTCCTTAACAAATTTACAAAAAGAATGTCAACGATCACAGTGCCCTGGTACTCGTGATAAACCGATGCGACCTAATAAAAATGATACATTTGAAATGAAGTTACCTTTCTTTCATATAGTTCCCTACATTAATCTTAGAGAAATGAGAGCTACTGTTGGAAAACCAGATATAGGAGATCTTGGTATTACTAGCATTGGAACATTACTTACAGCGAATGGTCAAGTAGTTAATGCACATATTGTAGTATATGCCTGGATGACAGAGGTTGAATTGATAGTGCCGACTGCAACTTCAGATAAAGTGAAAGCTAATGGTGCAGCTTCATTAAAGGGGTTAGCAAGTGCTGCTATAGCAACTGTCACAGCAGATAATTCAGAAGAGAGACCAGATGGGATGGTTTCATCTGTAACTAGTGCTTTTGCAAATGCTGCTGGTGCTTTAAAAGGAGTTCCTGTAATTGGAGATTTTGCAATGGCGGGCGAAAAAGCTCTCAATTTGGCATCTAATGTGGCTAGATTCTTTGGTTTCTCTAGACCAGTTATTATGACTGATGCTATTTTTGTAAAGAATCAACCCTTAACTAGTGTAGCATACTCATCAGGAAATGAAACAGTTAGTAAATTAACATTTGATCCTAAACAAGGATTAACTGTTGATCCATCTATCGCTAACATTGAATCAGTAGATCATATGACTATACAACATGTGGCTAGTACTTGGTCAATGTTTACAACTTTTCTTTGGAGTACGGCTAGAATAAGTAACGATAGATTATTTGAATGTCTGGTACAACCATCTCTTAACACAACCAATGCTACTATCACTCAACAATCTGCTCTTGGTTTTGCTTCTTTACCCTTTGATTATTGGTCAGGAACTCTTGACTTTAAAATTGTATTTAGGAGCTCGCAATATCATAGTGGAAGGCTAGCAATTAGTTATGATCCGGATGGTACTAATCATGCTGGGCCAGTTTCTAATCAGCAATATGTAGCTTTTGTAGATTTGGTAGGGCAGGATGAGGTCACCTTTTCTATAAGTTGGTCGCAAGATGTTCCTTATAAACAAGTATTTCAAACAATTACATCAAATTTATATGATCCTTTGGGTGTGATATATAACTTTAATATAGCTAATGGAACCTTTGCGGTGACAGTAGTTAACCCTCTTGTTGCTCCTGATCCTACTGCTGATGTTACATGTCAAGTATATGTAAGAGCAGGAAAAGATTTTGAGTTAGCAGCACCTTTAGCCAATTTCAACCATAACCTAACTTGTTATGCAGTTTCCGATACTCATACTTCTACACTAATACCTCTTACGGGTGTTCCAAGTGTGGCTGTTGAAGGTATTAAATCTGCAGTCTACTTTGGTGAGAAAGTAGTAAGTTTTAGAGCTTTAGTTAAGCGTTATACATTACATCGTACTGTTAATGTTCAATCTTTAGCTGGAGTTGGAGTAAATACTGTTTTAAGATATGATATGGCAGGTTTTCCACCATATGCTTCGGACAGAGGTATTGCAGGAACAGTCGCATGGGGCGACCTTGCTGGTAATCCTGTTAATGAAGTTGTAACTCCACTCATGACGTATTTGCAAGGAGCTTATGGTGGATGGAGAGGAGGCATCAGATGGAAAGTTATTCTTGCAACATATGATATTGATATCAACACAATTACGGCAGTGCGTAATCCTGAAAATAACACTCCAGCATCATTTAACATTTTCTCACAAACAGTTCCAACTATAGACGCAGTTGGAATGGTCATAGATGCACAAATATTTGGTGACATATGGCTAGGAGCGGCAGTTACAGTTAGAGATAACATGCCCTGCTTAGAATATGAAGCCCCATACTTAGTTCCTGTTAAATATAGTTATAATAACTGTATACGTAATAGCAATCTATCAGCGTCTTCGGACAAAACTAACCGTTTAGGTACTTCGGTTATAGTAAATTACACGTCCACAC